GCCGGAACTTATCAGTAAAACAAGCAAGCTGAAAATCAGTTTTTTCATTGTTTTTTCTTTCTTTTTTTCAGGTAAGGGGCGGGCAATAAAACCCGCCCTTACGTTCAATTTTCAGTTTGTTTTGATACGGTTATGCGTCAACCTGAACAGCGGTATCGAGACAATAAATCGCCTCGTCCTGTTCTGTGCTGACAGCGGTTGCGCCGTGGTCAAGAAACAGAGTACGCTTTACGCCGTAAAGCATATCGACCTTGACTTTCGGCTTGTTATTATCAACCATATCTTCCGACCATTCCGGCTTCTGCGCCCAGGCGAATGACAACGCCTGACCGCCGAGGAGCAATGCTCTTGCTACGGTTCTGCCGTTTGCAACAGCATCATCGGTCGCGGTTCTTCCGTCATTAAGCGAGAAACCCTCTGCCAGAGTAGTGCCGTTCGCACCTGTTCTTGTTGGGATTCTGTCGTACTCAAAGCACAACATACCATCCCAATAGAACACGCCTGCACCGGAGAATATCGGATTAAGGTTGCCTCTGCTGTTTGCGGCGGCTTCCATAGCCTTGAATGCTACTGTGCCGGTTTCCTGCTTGATTGCTTTCACCTGCAATGGATGCAGAAGAACAATCATAATCTTGGCAATAGGCTCGCCGAGAGACTTGCCAGACCGTACATCGTCAGGGTTCATATTGTTAAGGTTATAAACCGTAACAGGTCTGAAACGAGGCGTAGCAGCCATACAACGTCTCTTGATTGCCTCAAGAATCAAAGTGCCGCAAAGCGTGTCGGCTTCTGCCGCCGCTGTCAAAAGAGCATCTGTACCATAAGATGCACCGCTGTTAGCGATAACGCCGGCCGCTGTCTGTCCACCGTAGAAAATACGGCTTGATGTTGGGTACGATTCATTGATTGTGTCAATGGCCGCACCGCCGGAGTTTTCATTGTAAAGACCGGCAGCAGCGGTAACGATGTCTTTCTCCATCGCTTCCGACAGCCAGATACCGAGGTCTTTCTTGGCCTTTTCACGAATGTTTGTCGCTGTCAACTGCTCGGACATTTTACCGGCGGATTTCATAGCGTGCGCTCTCTCGTGGACAGTAACAGACATATTTCTGACCTTGCCCTGCTCTTCAGAGTCGGTCGTATCGCCATCGTCTCCAACGCCGCCGCCTGTAAGTGGTGCATCAGATTCAACAACGATAGTACCGCCCTTTTTAACAGTAAGGTCAGTATTGACAAAGACACAGGCATTGCCGTCATTGCCCATCATCTTCGTAAAAAACATATTTTGTAAAGCATACGCATAGACCTGCGGCGACCAGACTTTCTGGGCGCGTGGGTCTGTAAAAGCAAAACTTGTTGCAGTCATTTCAAGACCGCTCCTTTCGTTTAGGAGTCGGCCAGATTATCCCTTAAAAATTCATTGCCCTTTGAACACTTGGACTTATACCGCTAAGTATTTCGTCCTGTGTCGGGGGTTCTGGTGTTTTAGGAATAATTGGCACAACCGCCTTTTTGGTTGTGGACTGAACCACTGGAACTTTAGTAGTCGGAGCGGGTGTCTCCGCTGTCGGATTTTCAAGACCTGCGCGTTTCAGGGCTTTCTGGCATAACTCGTATGCTTTTTGACCATAATCGCCAACGCTTTTATCAATCATTCTGCGTTCTGCGATTGTTAAATGGTCTTCGCCCTGTGCAATTACCTGCTTGAAATCAGGATATTGGCTTGCGGCAGCGGCTATGGATTCGACTTTTACAGTCTGTGCCGTCTGGTTTTTATCCCAAGCGGCCTGCTGTTCGTAAATTTCGCCGTCCATAACAACTTCTTTTTTCCAGCCGGGTTGAGTTGTATCAATGCCCTGCTGTTCTGCCGCAATCTGCATAGGTGATTTTTGGGCTACGGCGACCTGGGCAACCTCTTTTTGCTTGTAAGCATTAAGTTCACCCTCAAGTCTCGCAGCTTTCAACTCCGCTTCTCTGGCTCTTTCCCGCTGTTCTGCAACAACGTGGACAGGCACAGTTTCAACTTTTGCCGCTTGAGCGACTTCGGTTTCTTCGGCGGGAGTTTCCGGCTTTTGCGTTTCCGCATCGTCCGTAGTTTCCAACTCGGTATCAACCTGTTCCAATACTTCCGTTTCCAATGCTTCGTCCGTGTTTGTAATTTCTGTTTCAATAGCCATAACTAACTCCAATCACTCTGAATCCGGCAGAGCATCCGTAGCTTTCGCTCCCTGCAAACCTTGCAGTAAGGGGCGGGTTTATACTGTTCCCGCCAAAACATTACTCCGGTACTCCTTGCCGTTAAGGGCTGAATTTTTGCCGTTGTCAGCGAAACGTAAAAAAAACGATGTTCTGTTTTTATTCCTTTGTTGCTTTGTCGCGGCTTCTTAATCTGCTCAATCGCAGAATCTCATCGGGAGACGGCGGAGTTCTGCCGTTATTCATTCTCGATGCGATAGAGTTCATTTCAGTCCGCTCTGTGTCCGTCAGGGGCAATACTTTTGCCGCCTCTGGCTTCTTCTTTGTGTCTGGCGTGTCCTTTGCCGTCTCAAGCGGCTCTATGCCGCCAGTGTTCTCTTTTGCCATTTTCTCTTTTGCCATTTTCTCTTTTGCCATTTTCATATCCTTTTAAAAAATTAGTTTCTATGTACCAATAAAAAAAGCCCTCACACCGAGTCCGTTATGAAACTCAAATGCAAGGGCTTTTTATCGCTTGTCTTGTTTGCTTAATTATTTAATTATAAAGAGCTTTGTTGGTTATTTTACGAAGACAGTTTTTTTTCGTTCAATAACTTCCATTATTATACCATCCTTAAGATTTAATTCAATGTTTCCTGTGAATTTTGGACAGTTTTTTAATAATTTTTCAAAGTATTCAACTACTTCTTTTGGCATATAATTCTCGCAACCTTGTTTTCTTTGCGACATCAGCGTCTTTTTTGCAAGTTCCTATCCGCTCGCCTTTGGAGATGATTATCTCGTTCTGCAAAGCGACCATTTCGGACTGTTCTTCTTTTGTTAGTGCCATTGATTTAATTCCCCCCATTAAAGCCTGGCATCGCCCTTGCAATCTGAATTATCGGCACTGCCACAAGTGTTGTTGACATCGTAAAAGTCTTTGTATCTTCGTCCCAAACCGGCTGCGATACCCCGCCAGTCGGATATTTTTTGAGCATTTCAAGCGGGATAGTCAGCTTGCCACCGTTTTTCGACAGAGCAAGGCAGAGAAACGCTTCCAGAAACTCTGGCGTGAACTCTGGCGCAGGGATATTTGCGTTCTCAAATGCTTTTTTCGCTGTTTCTTCCCTTTGGTCTGGTTTATTGGTCATTGCCTATCACCTTTTTTTCTCTAAGCTCCTTTATGAGATAGCACAGCAGAAGTCGCGTCGCGGCATTCCCGCCCATATCAACCAACTTTGTAGATGCCGTTTCAGGAGGCTCTTGTGCATATTTAATCATACCGTCTATTATTTCGTCGACAAGTTTTTTGACTTCATCTGCCATTACTTTACACACTCCTTTTTCTTGCAATGCTTACCCTGCTTCGCGGCCTTACCCTTATAGAACTCACATTTAGCACAAATGCCTTTCATTCGTTGATAGCCTTTGGCATAGCGTATTTTATCGGCATAGCCCTCTCCCATACCCTCAAACTTCTTTGTAGTTCCCGGCCTAAAGCCCAATCCGCCGCCCTGATGCCAATCTCTTTCGCATTTATCGCGGACTTCGCTTTGCGGCTTGCTGTTTTTAATCTTAATACCTATGCCCATTTACTTCACTCCAAGTTTCTTCTTAATCTCGCTATATGTCTCGGTACAGTACAAAATCTCTGTTTCCATTTTAACAAGACACTTCGTTCCCTCTTTGAAAGAGGAATTAAGCACCTTGAAATCAGTTTCCTTTTCAACCGGTACAACCTGCTTAATATCATCAGTGTTTATCAGACGGGAATAAATACCCTTGATATCCTTGCCAACCTTGTCATTGGTTACAGGCTCGTAAAACCTTTCAGATGTTGATATTTCGATAAACATCTCTTTTACGCCACTCCCTGCATTTGTTGCGGCACTTTACTTGCTATCTGTGCCGCTTTGGCCTTGTTCAGTTCCATTTGACTACCCTGCAAGCTCGGCTGGCTCATACGCTCTTTACGCTTCGCAAGTATCCGTTCCTTAACCTGCGGGTCGATGTCGGTTGCATTGATAAGCTCTTCGCCATCTATCGGCATTTCCCCGGCCTCTCGCAATGCTTGATTAAGCCCGAACAATTCCGCGGCTCTCGCTGCCCGCATTGTATCCGACGACGGAGAAAGTATTACCGTACAGCTATAATGGCCTTTTCTGATGTTATGAATCTCGTCCAAGAGCATTGCCTTTGCCATTTCCGCGGCCTGGGCGTCAATTTGAGACTGAACCTCATTGTAAGCGTCAAGCTCTTTTTTGAGATTCATCATTACCATTTTCTGCTCTTCTAATTGTAGGCTTCTTATTGCAAGGATATTCGGCTGTGCCGGCGGCTCTGGCATATTGATTCCCTGCTTTGCAAACGTCTCAATGACAAGCTGGCGGGCTTTGGCAAACATTTCAGGGTCTATCAGGTCTTCCTTTTCAACGATTTCTTCAATTTCGTCTTCAGAGTATATATCGTTGTGCCGGATAATGTTTATGAGAAGATTTGCGAATATAATAAATGAGTAGTTCCACCGCATAAACATTGAGCCTGAGCCTTGCAGTTGCGACTTCTGCTTCAATGCAATGGCCTTGCCCGATAATGGCTCTGTGTCCTGTGTGGCAACCTCTGTACGCTGGTTACTTATTAGCCGCATATTCTGCATAGCCGACTGTTCAAGTGTGAAATGAGCAGTGGGAACTTGTGAGGGTTGTATCTTCTCGATACCGCCGCCGGCTTTAGACTTATCGAGAATAATACCGTCTTCACCTGCGTGGGCTTCAAGAAATGTCTGATATTGCTCTGTGCCAACACCACCGTTTATTATCAGGCCGGAATTAGCGATGTTCTTCGTGATATTCAGGCTTTGGCTGTGGATATAATTAAGTTCTTCCTGTGTGCCTATCAGGTCTTCGATTACGCCGGATTTATAACCATTGTTGAAATAAGCCCAATATGGAACAAGCGGGAAAGCGTCAACGCCATTTAACTCGTCAATGATATTGTCAATGAACACATTGCCGACTCTGGTGTTATGGTGCATTACATTAACAATAACTTCGTGCATTTCAAATACCGGCGTACCGGCCTTGTTTAGGGCTTCAATTGTCTGTGGGTTGAGATTTTGTGGGTCTTGCCCGGCCTCAATCGCCGCCGCCAATATCTGTTCTTTACGCAATTTTGCCGCTTCTTCGTCCTCTTTGGTTGCTTTCTTCGCCGCCGCGATAGCATCGTCTTTAATAAGAAGTTTGGCATTCATCTCTGATTCGCGGACATCGTACCACATATAGCACTTTTTCGGCTTGCGATACCAAGTATGTATCAGGCGGTATCTGTTGATAAAATCATCACTGTTAATATCGTCAGAGCCAAAAGAGCCCGTCTTGTCCTCTTTTTTGCCCGAACCAGTCAACCACGAAATAATGCCCTGGATATTGCCAGCCAGTATCGTGCCGAAATTGGTTGAATACGATGCTTTGAGTTCTTCGGCTTTTTTAGGATATTTAATTTCGAGCCATTCTCTGTCAACCGGCTCTTCCCAAACAACGTATTTACAACCGCTTTTAGCATCGTTGATATTATAGCTCTTGCAGGCAGGGTCAAACATTACGGTGTGCTGATTCAATCTGCGAATATCAAGGTTTGCGTGTTTTGGGTCAGTTTCTTTGTTGATAAATATACCAATAACACCCTGTCCGGTGGATATGCCGTCCTCGAAATCCTGCGACATTTCAAATCTTGTTTGCTCTGATGATGTTGCGTGTTTAGCCAATGCCGTCAGTATTTTTGCAACAACCGCCGTGCCACCCCTGTCCGGTTTAGCGACAACATCGCGGGGATTCTCTATCTCAACGCCGGTTATCTGATTAACAATCGGCTTTAACAGCGGTATGGTCAGGCAGAATTTACCCTTTGCTTCGTTCGCGGCCTTAACAGATTCGTCCCATTGATTGCCGTTTTTGAAGTCTTCGGCCTTGCGCATCCTATCAAAAAGGTCTGGCGAATTACAGCCAATCCGCCGGTATTCAACGACCGCGTCAATTATTTCTTGCTCTTCAATTGTGTTTGACATAGTTTCCGCCTTAATACTTCATCTTCCTGTCAAGGTTAGCGTCTGCCGATATATGGCCGTTATCTTCGCCAAATTCGATATTGAGAACGTCAAAACGAAACGAAAACTGCGGTTTCTTCTTGTCGTCGTTATCGCTTTTGTTAATACTTTTGATTTTCAGCGTAACAGTGGCCTCCACTTCTTCGCCAGCATCTCCGATGTTGCCCAGGTCTTTATCAACGTACAGACTTGGATAATACGGCTCCTGCTTCTTGCTCTTTGTCGATTGCTCCGGCATTACCATATTGCTATTATCCGGCTTTACACCTAAATCAATTTTCTTTGACATTTTCAATCCTTGTTATTTTTACATACCCATCGGGCTTTTGCGTTTATAAACCACTTCGGTCGATACTTTTTCAATCTTATAAATCTGTTTTTTGACGATTAGCGACAAATACCGCAATCCATCAGCAAAGTGGCTTGATTTGTCCGGTACTGGCGTATTGCTGTAAGTGTTCAGGTTTTCAATCCACTCTCGATGATATGAGGACAAGGCCGTAATCAATGCCTGACACTTTTCAGAGTCAATCCAGATTGCAGGGAATAGCGTAGAAGTCCGCTCGATACCATCCAAAACACTGTCCTCTTTGTCGAGCTTATGGAATATTAGGCCGAGATTAAAGGCGGTTTCAAGAATGGTCTTACCTGTGCCTGTTTCGATTCTGTTAATGTCGAATGGTGCAAAGTGCCGGCCGTAATTGTACTTGAATTGAACCTTGTAATCATCGAGCATTGACTTAAAAAACGGTATTCCTCCCCGAACATCGCCCTTATCGCCAAGACAAAAGATATTGACAACACGAACCTGCATATCAATAACCTGGAAGAATATCCAAGGCATATGCGAACCAACACCTAAATCGCAAATTGTGTGAACCGGATACTCTGGATTGTGAGGAACAACGCCTATTCTGTTTTCTTCTCTGGCCTGTGCCATTTCAGTAGCGTAGTAAGCTCCCTCTACCGCCGCGATAAATGCTTCTTCGAGGTATGAGGGGTGTTCTTTGAAAATCAAATGTTTCAGGATTCTTTTTTTGGCGGCATAAAACGCCCGCTGTTCCGGCGTTAGCTTTTTGTTATAAATCTGCTCAATTTTATCAAGATACTTGCCTATTTCCGGCGATATTTCAACAAAAGCGGGGTCTGTGATATTAGACGCTTTCTCGTGCCAAGGTATAAAATGCAGTTTATAATCTAACCTACCAAGCGGTTTATTCTTCTGCTGTAAGAGTTCTGCGGCTTTGCACATTTCGGGAAAATCGCCTAATCCGCCCTCGGCAGTTGATTCAATGAAAATCATACCGTTTTCGTGTACCGTTTCCATTGCACCGGCTTTAATTTCAGCGGCTTTGGCCGGGGCGTGTGTGCAAATCCAACCATATTCGGACACAAGTAGTATCTGTAATGTGCCAGAACGCATTGACGTTCCGACATAAATACTGCTATTATTTGACAGTATGAGCTCGCAAGAATCGTCTTTAATGAGATATAATTCAGCTTTCAGGTCATCGGGCAGGTTGTCGTAAGCAAATTTGACCTTATCCCTGAATATCTTTTTAGCGTCAACGAGCTTATGAGCAATAATACCGGCTCGAACATTGGAGTTAAACAGACAAGCATCAAGCATAAAAATTGCGATGAAAGAAGTGATTCCGTGTTGGCGAGACTTCGGAATGATATTTAACCACCACAAGGCGAAATATAAAACAGTCTGCACGGCATTCATCGTGAACAGAACCTTTTTGCCCTGTTCATCAATAATGTAATACAGGTGATTTAATCGCCAATAACGATTAGCCAGCTTATTCGCCCGCTTCGTCTGGACTTGGCAATTTTCCGCTACTGCTACCATCAATCAATCCTAAAAGACTTGTTAATGCTTCGTTTTTCTGTTTATTGTCTTCACCGAAAAGCCCTTTGTGCTTCATCAGGGTTTCGATATTTTTGTCTTTAGACCAGAATTTGACCTTTTTTAATGTACCTATTTGCAACCTGTCCTTGCCGTTTCCGGCGAACAATTCCTCAACCTCGAAGCCACTTATCGCACGTCTAATGTCTTCTGGTATGTCGTGAATAGCTTTGAGTGAACCATCAGGATTAAATGCTAAGCCAACATCAGCAGTAGCTATCCGCAAAGCCTCTCTCAATAAAGTATCAGACTCTATTTCAAGCCTTTTGAATTGTGCCTTTTTTAGCTCGGCAATACGCTCTTGTATGGCCGGTTTTGACAGGTTTTCTGCTCCCTGTTGTCTGGCTGATTTTTCGCTATATCCGGCTCTTATTGCGGCCTGTGTTGCATTTAAATCAAGCAAGTACTCAAGGCAAAACTTTTCCTGCTTTGGCTCAAGTTTTTTTATTGGATTATTGACCTGTGGGATTGCTTTGGTCTTATTTGTTTTTTTTCTGTTTGCCGGCTTTTTGGGCGGTACTTTACCCTCGACCGCTTCCAGTTTGTCGCTCTTGCTTGATTCTGGTGTTAATTTTTGTATCTTTAGCCGCACAACTTTACCTTATTGTCTATTTTTGTTGTATTTGCGAGATATGCAATTGCTTTTGACAACATAGCAATATCATCATTCAATAGCCCTATGGCCGTGTTGCATTTACCACACAAAAGACCTCGCACTTGATTGGTGTTGTGGCAATGGTCAACGCTAAGGGGATTTTTAACGCCGTGTAATGTTTTTGTTTCCGCGTTTCCACAAATAGCACAAACGCCTTTTTGTTTCAAAAGCAAAATACCATATTCTTGCTCTGTAATTCCATACGACATAAGACGGCTTTTCCTTGCGCGTTTCGCAATTAAAGACTTATTTCTAAGCCTACACTCTTTATTTCTTTTGCGTATCTCGTCTCTATGTTTTTCTCTATATGCATTGTTATATGCACGACGCTTCTCTTTATTAGCTATATAGTAGTTTTTGCCATACTCCAAATTTTCTTCCTTATTTACGATATATTCTTCCCTTAGCTTTTCTTTATTGCTAAGATAACGCATCCTTGCTCTTGCTTTTATTTTTTCTTTGTTTGCTTGTGAATAAACCTTGCTTTTGTCCTTATTGACCAAATAGTACGCTCGACTATAAATCAATCTACTGTCTCTATTAGTGTTATAACGAGCCGATATTTCGTCTTTATGGGCAAGGTAATAAGCCCTTTTATACGCAATACGATTTTTAGCTGACTTCGCCATATTTTTGCAATTTCTCTGTTTTTGGCTTAAAAACGTGTATTACTGTAACTGGACTATTATTCCGATTTTTAAGTCATCCAGCGTCGCATCATTCGCATCTTCAATACCTACCCATACATCACAAGCCTTGACATTGCTCCCATAAGTATTCGCCGAATAGTCAGACCACGGGAATACCTCATCGTACCAACCGGTCGCCGTTGAGCAGGTCTTTGTTGGGATTAGTGGGTGGAGTTCGTGTACCTGGTCAGCCGCCCTTGACCCCTCTGGCGGGTCAATAAGGAATTTGACTTTAAAGTTGGTATCTGTACCGTTAGAATCTATCGTATAGCCAATAAGCGCGCCGTAGAATTTTTTGAATATGCAGGTGTTCGCATCATTGAAATCGCTGGCGTAATGAACATAAACCACCTGTGTGATTGCTTTTGGTACAACCGCAACGGTTTCATACTTATCCGGCGCAGCAGATAACAACGATGGAAAGTTCAATATCGCGATGATTAAAAAAACAATGCTTTTTCTCATAATTTCACCTTTTTTATAAATTATACCGCCTGTAATTCGTGTTTTTTTCGTTCTTCGGCGAAAATAGCCAACCTTGTCAAATGCTCTTGGTCGGCCATTCTTTCAAATATCTCTGTCTTTCGCGGTCTTGTATGAGTAATAAACCTGTTCGCAAAACAAATACTGCATTCTGATTTGCCATCAGTTATACAGCCACAAAAATCACAGATGTTTAAATCCATAGACATAATCCCGCTATCTGTGAATAGTATTTTACCTGATAGGGATAGAGAATTGAAAGTATGCAGATTACAGAATCTGTAAGAATTGTTAAAATTATTTAAGTTTATTCTCGTTGCACTCACAAACAATCTCGTTAAATGTACGGTATAACTTTTCGCCTTTTCGTAGAATAGGGGTGTGTAATAAAAAAGCCCTGCGATTATACAGGGCTTTCGTGGTTTGTTTTGGAGTAATCAACATAATTTTACTTGGTTGACCTGCTAAGTGAATCCCGAATAATACCGATGAAGTTTTATTGTTCTGGTTTGTGCCGATAGATTATTTAGTTGGCATAGCCCACCGCCTTTCTTGCCTGCACTATCGCAAAGCATTTTTAGTATTTTGTAAGCAGTCCCACAAAGCAGGATTGCCAGAAAACAAATTATTATGCCGTGTTTCACTTTTCTACCGATTTGAAGCTGTACCCGCAAGCCGTACATTTGTGCCAGCGGGTCTTGCTGCCCGGCGTACCGATAACCGGACATTGTTTATTGCCACACTTCGGACACCCACCCTCGACCCCAGACTTATGGTAAATTGCTATCTTTTCTTGTTCTATTGCCGCCATTCCTTTGGCCTTTCGCCTTAATATCCTGTTCCGTGTTTAGTTTCGTAAGTGTTTTCTCTTTTGTCGAAGCCTCTTGTCGCACCAACATGACCATGTACCTGCCGTTGCAGATAACCACTGTTTTCCATCTCGGCTATAACCGATTTTTTGCAGATTTTGCAGTATTTGATTTTTGGCATTGCTTCGCTGCCACATCTAACACACTTCATTCCTTTGGCCTTTCTCTTGCTATTCGTCAAGTTCTAATTCGTAATCGTGAAACGTTCCAACTTTCAACTGCCCGTCAGCATCGGCATAGCACACGTCATAGGTTATACCGCCAGAGCCGGAAGCGTTGATACAAGTAATAAAACCTTTTAAAATGGGACTTATTGCAAACTTCACTCGCTGTTTGCATAAAAATTCAACAAAAATAGTTAATTGCTGCGCCATTTTTTATCCTGCCTTTACATTTTCGAGTTTCATAAGTTCTTTGATTACGTCCATAAATACCATCGCTACTTGTGGCACTATTGCGTTTCCGCCTGCTTTGAGGGCGTTTGCTCGCCATCCTTTAGGTCGCACCAATCCTCTGGAAAGCCCATCATCCACAATACAAAGGCGGGTTGCAGCTTCAAGCCAGTTTTCTTCCCATCCTGCGTTTTTTCTATGTCGTAATCCAGACGGTCTCTTACTGTCTGATTGCTCCCGCAACCCTTGACCATATTTACTGTTGGAGTGGATAACATCGCCATTGTCGTCTGTAAATCCATCCCGCCCTCTCCGTATATTGCCGGATTGTTTCTGTTTTGTGCTTTCGGCGTAGGCAGTAGAGATTGATTGAGATTGTAAATGTCCGTCCGCAGACTCTTGCCCTGCTCCCCCCCGTGATTGCCTTTCCAATCCGACGCTGACGGCGTTGCAAGCATTGATATTTGCATCGACAGACCTGATGTGCAATTCATTGTCCTGTCGCCCATTCTCTTGACAAACTTCTCCTGTGATTCTTCTATCTCTGTCGCCCTGGGAGTGTGCAATAAACCACACCCTGTCTCGTCTGTGCGGAGCGTTGACGGCACAAGCTGGAACAATAAACGGTTGTACTTCGTAGCCTGCATTCTCCAGGTCAACACACACTTGCTCGAATACCAATCCGTTTTCGTTAGTAAGCAGCCCACGAACATTTTCAGCGATAACCCAACGCGGTTTTGAAAATTGTATAACCTCAAGCATTGCCGGCCAGAGGTGGCGATCATCTGCTTTACCTCGTTTTTGTCCGGCAACACTGAAAGGCTGGCAAGGGAATCCGCCGGTAAGCAGGTCGATGCCCCTAAACTCTCTAATTCGTTCATCCCTGACATTATTTATAATCTCCGTTTCTGGCCAATGCTTCTTTAATACCTGCTGACAAAATTTATCTATTTCGCAAAACGCAACCGGCTCATATTCATCTTGCCATACCGTTTGAGCCGCAAGAGCAAAACCGCCGATGCCCGAAAACAAATCAAGGTGTCTCATATTCCGCCTGCAAAGTTAATGGTTAGTTCGTGGGTGTTCATTTGTCCAGAATCTCCCTGTTGAGTTTGATGCTTCTGTTTTGCCTGATTATTAGGCAAAGGGAATTTAGCCGCGATATTGCATTGTTAAATCCGCCAGAGCCTGGCTGATAACCTGTTTCCTCGCCAAGCTGCTCTTTTGACCATTCACTGTCGGGGTGTTGCATCAAAAACTGAAAGATTGCACTTTCACATTTCGGCAATTTGTTTGCCCAGTTTTGGATTGTAAATTGTTCGTGGATAAAAATATCGTTACCCAGCAACTCGGAGGCCATTTGCTGGCCATTATCAGAAACAACAACCATTTGCCCTTGTCGTTTGATAAGCCCCAAAGAGCTTAAATGAGACAATGCGTTATTAAACCCGCCTGATTTATGAGAATAGCCAGCAAGAAGCCCTATCATAGTTTTTTTGTATGCTACCGGATTATTATAGAGCAGGGAATAAATAGAACGCTCACAGCGATTAAGAACAGAAACATTGTCAGCATTGATAGTTCTATTGATAGCCACTGGCGACCTATGAACAGCTTTTATGACACACTTCGCCACGGGCAAAGTCCTTGTATCAATTTCAGGCATTTTCAATGTGCCTATATTTGCTATTTCAGAAATCTTTAAAAGTTTGCGAAATAAATCATCAAGTTGCGGTTTGTATTTCTTTTCCGCTTCATTAAAACCTCGCTGCCTTGCGTCCTCTATCTGTTTATCATCAATCTTCGCAGCGGGTAATTGTCTTAATTGTTTTTCAAGCTCTCTGATTTTTGATTTACAATCTTCAAGATTTTTGGCTTTTTCTTCGGCCTCTTTTGGCAAATCATTCAGCTTTGAAAGTATTGATTTTATCTTCGCTGTCGGCGGAGTTATTTTGCTTCGCAAGTCCATACCGACTTTCGGGTGCGTTGTCTGTACCTTTGAAACTTTTACTTTTTCAACGCCTCTCGATATTGCTGTGCCGAAAACATAAAATTCGCCGGCATCGAGATTTCGCAAAGATAGCATATCTTCTTTTGAGGTGAAGCCGAGTATTTCCGCAGCTCGTTTCATATCGACATCAAGGCCAGTTCTGCCAACCATATAATTATTTGCCTCTGCCGCTGCGTCCTTGTGTAGTTTTGCGATTCTCTGCGTTGCAAGGATTCCGCAATACCCTCTTTTGCGACCTCGTGTCATAAGGTCGATAACGCCGTGAGTAGATTCCTGCATTTCTCGCTGGCCACAAAAAGCGTGTGCCTCGTCAACGATTATAAGGCAGGGTTTCCAGTATTGACGCGGCAATTCCATAAGAGCTTCAAGGAATTTTTTCACATACATTATTCGCTCGTGCATCTTTAATTCTGAAATATCAATAATCGCCGAAACATTCAATTCCATAAGTTTTTGCGGCAAAAGGTGAGCCGATTTTATATTGATAGGTACATCGCCGGTTTGCCCGATTAAGAGATAATCAAATTTTTCTCTAAGCGTTTTAAACTCACCCTCTACGTCAAAGATTATTGACATTACATCACTGCCGGCCTCTTCTAAAATTTTACGCAGGGCATAAGATTTCCCGCCGCCACTATTCGCACAGAGCAAAGCCCTTGAATCAATCAGCGTCGCGAGATTTATTGTTATTTTTGAATTATCAAAAATGTTCATTTTTTTACTCCTTGCTCGCAGGCTTATTTGATTCTAATTCTCGGTTCAAGTTCGGCACAACCGCCAGTGGTAATCTCAATCGCATTATCAACCACGCCGTTATCTGTAAAATCTTCTGGCGAGTAGTGGTCTGCCGGTACATTGGCAGGTAATAGTCCCCACTGTTTATACAGTCCCGCAACAAGTTCAGAACAGAACAAGGAATCATCATCGTTGCCTTTATACCAATTATTGTTTATAGCAAAACCCATAAGTTCGGTAAGGTGCTGTTCGTATGGCTTGTTGAGATTATGTGCAACAAATAATCCTAAGTCCAATAGCATTTTATCTGTTCGCACACAGGATAATTGTCTGATACACATTTCGCCCGGGTACATAATCACTAACTGGCTTAATGGCACAAGTCTAACCCCACGTTTGGTATATGATATATCCGCCGTGTTCTTGTATCGCAGCGTAGTACTTTCGCAGAGCATAACCCTGTCCTTATCAATAACTATAAAACCGATATGCGAAAAGGTTATTGGCTTAAACCTACTAAATATCGAGCAGAACCATAGTATAGCCCTACTCATTATGCCTTTGCCTCTGAATAAACAGATGTCTCCGTTTTGTAATTTAGGTCTCACATTGTCATAATCAACTATAATGTCATTCATTGCACAACTCCTTAAAATTTAAATACGCAAATTTACCAAATATCTCTACAGCTTTTCTATCATACGCCTTAGCTGCTTCAATTTCACTTCTGAATGAACCTAAGTATATAGGAGTATTGTTGATTCTTATTCTTGATACCCAAGTTTTATATCTATTGTCAACCGAAACCCCTTTATAAATACTTCTGCCTTTCTTAGCCTTGATTTGATTATGATGGTTTTCGGCGTGAGTACAAATCCTTAAATTTTGTTTTTGATTATCAAGCCCATTATGATTACGATGGTCAACTTCTATTTTGTCTCGCCTCAACAATCCCAATACCTCTCTGTGCATACGGATAGTACCGTTATCTCTCGTCTCTGATACTAATTTATTTCTTATGGCATACCAAGTATTCTCGCTTTTTACCGCACACCATTTATACTCATTTAACTGCTCGAAGTCTTCATCATCTACTAAGGCCACTTTTCCTTGTGTCAATTGAATTGTTTTCATTTTAATACCTCTCATAGTATTTCTCAAAAAGTTTGTGCAGCAGGGCGGTTGAGATGTCCGCCTTTTCGGTAATGAGCCTATCTGCACATTTATTTGTAACATATTATTTCCAAATGTCAAGTTATTTATTGAATCTGCTGGCTCATTTTGCCATTGCCAGAGCAAAGGAGAATATCGAGAGATTGTAAATTTAAAGTCCGCCAGTCTGTTATTTCAGTTCTCATTTTTCGCCTTTCAGTGCTTTCTTGCAAATATCCATAGTCTTATCACAATAGTTAGAAGTCAAATTAGCAAGTCGCCATCCGTGTATTTCCAATATTTCGCTTAATGCTTTTTTCATCTTTTCGTTCTCGGCTTTGAGGGTGGTAATCTGCCTGTATAATCTGTGTTGGTCGTAACGAATAAATTCAGCTTTCATTAGTTTGCCCATACATAAGATGCCATTATCGCATAGATTAGACATTTGGTTTGAACAA